GTTAGTAAATTGCTTGCGAGAGCCTGTACCAGAAGAAGGAAAGATTGTGGCTATACTCGAACCATTGTTAAAAACAGTTCCAGCACAAAGAACATAAACGAGATAACTGTTAGGAATTGTAAATGCTATTTGGTTGGAGGTCACAACCATAGGGATACCGCCTGTAATTGTGGGGGTACCGCCTAGAGGGTTGGTCAAAGAGACAGTTGCGTTGGTAACTTCAGCGGAGATGGCTAACAAATTGGAAGCCAAATCAAGCTGCGGGCTGAACAATTCAACCTCGTACTCAACGTACAACTCACCCATTACAGAGCTGTCAGCACAACCTTGAACAGCTATGAAGAAGTTGGCCGTATCATAGAGCTTTATGTCTTGATTAGCGGACAACGAACCAGACCGAACAAATCTATTCTTGACTTTGTTGATCATGGCGGTGGAGGCTGGGCACGAGATAGGCGCCCAGCAACTGCTCCTCACGGCTCCATTGTAAGCCATGATAGAAATTTTATTAGATGGTGAGGAGTCTGAAGCATCGTAATCATAGGCTAGCATGACTGACCCATTAGATGCTGTACTCTTTTCAGATTCATAACAAAAACGAATGTATTTGAAATGATAAAGGTCGTACCCCTGAGCAAGAAATCGAGCCAACCAGGGAAAAGTTTGAATCATACCTGGGTTGACTGGAAATGAGGTAACTGCATAATTCACAGAGCCATTGACTTCACCGATATACTCACGGTGACGTACTGTGGTTTTTCCTGAACCGGAAAAAGGACCACCGCTAACTATCGGTGCGGTGGTCATCATCTGTGCCTGCGCTGCTACTGGGGCTGAGACATAATTTGCACTGGACGCTCCCTTAGAACGGCGAGCTCGTGTGCGAGCATTGCGATTGGATCGCTTCACTTGCTGACGAACTGGCTTAGGAATCCTACGACGAGTTCTACCCATTCCAGGAGGACGGACAACACTGTGCTTAGGAGTTGTAAGGGTTGACAAATTATTGCTAAAATTGACTTTGTTGGACATATACTGACGTCTAAACCCTGGAGAGAGTTTATCGTATTTACCTTCGGCGCGGCGTTGTTCTGCAAACTTAGCATCAGCACGCTCTGCGGCTCGAGAGGGAAGTAAACCGTAAGGGGGTATATAATCAATTTTAAGGCGTGGTCGACGCAATCTGAGTGTTTTGGATAAGT